AGAAGCCCTATCAGCGCCGTTAATAATCCTACGAGCGCCAATGTAATCAACGTGTGAGCCAGAGATATAATCACTGAGCTTTTTACCCGTGAATTTGCCAGTAACCATCCCATCAAAACATACGTGAAGAGCGACAGGCCAGGTAAGAGCATCAGCAGGATTAGAAATGCCATATCGTTCATAATTATTTTTCCATGTCAGCTGCACCAGGCCACGACCAACATAGGGGAAATATTTCTTCGACCGTAAATAAGCTGCAGAGCCATACTCTGTGCAAGGCGCGCATTTGCGTGCAGTCTCATGAAATGCTGTTGCTAGAATATACGCCAGCTGGTTGTTTGTAACGCCGCGATATTGCGTGTCTCTGTATTCAATGATGCGCGTCACGCCTGCGACTTGGGCAGCCGTCATTGAGCCGCCAAATACGGTGCGTCTTATTTCGTCAAAAAATTCTTTTTGACTCATTGAAACACCCCCGCGAAATTAAAGCCGCCGCCTATAGGGGCCTGCATGCCGTCGCCGCCAATGGCGCCGCTGAATAAATCCGGTAATGACGAATTAACTGGCGCCATCGGCGACATAGGCTGCACGGCGCCCATATCCATGCCGACCGCCATCGGGTCTTGCACAGACGCAAGATTGACCTCTGTCAGCGGCGTTGTGGACATTGCCGGCGGTGTTGTTGCCGCGAGCTGTATGTCAGGTGTGTATGGACGTGATGGCGGAAGCGGAACGTCCGCTTGCTGATTTAATGATTCTGGGCGTGATGGCGGTAGCGGGACAGTTGCGTCCGCCAGCATATTCGCTGTCGACGGCTGCAAGTCAGGCTGCCTCCAGTTGTCGCCAAATGGGTTGCCCGCGTCTGCAATTCTTGCAATCTCATGTGAATGTCCCAGGCGCTGCTGAAGCATCGGCGCGCCAGGGCGTTCGTAATACTTCATCACATTGCGCGTTGCGGCTTGCGGCGATGACGAGTCGGCGATGTGCCAGTCGAACATCTTGCCCTCATACCCCTTGCCGATGTCCTGCAAGAGATAATTGACGTTGGTATTGTGGTCTTGAATATTTTGACCGGTTCGACGTCCGTAATTTTCAAAATCGCGGCGTCTTGCGCCGGTCCATTGACCCTCACCGATACCGCCGCTTCCGCGAGACTTTCCACGTTCATGCGCAGCGGGGTCAATCGCCCCACGCGTGTTCGATTCATGCGAGAAGTTTGCAGAAAAACCGTTCGCAACTTCCGGCGTCATTTTGCCGGAGTTCAACAGGTCGTAATAGAGCTGCATTGATGGGCTGTAATTGAACTTCTTCATACGACAAACTTTCGCATTTCAGGCATTTGACCGCCGGCGCCGATATTCATGTTATCCGCGAATAATTTTCCTAAATTCCCGCCACCGCCCGCAAAGTCCTCTGCAAGACCCATTTGCGTGCGCGCCTTTTGATTTGCTAATTTGTTATGGATGTCCGCGATGCCGGTATCCGTTTGAGTAAATACATCCGGCGCTGCGCCCATCGCGAAAGGTTGTTGCTGCGCGCCCTCTTGCTCAACGCCGCCAACTTGCGCAGCTGCTACTGCGCCAGGAGCAGCATCGCCTGCGATGTTAACGTCGCCCGTTGCGCCAGGCAGAAGCGCTTCTCCGCGGTCAGTGCGGGGCGCAATAGGCATTGCGAAAGTTTGCGGCGCGCCTGCAGCGTTTGACTCAGGCGGGCGGTATCCACTCGATGCAAATTCCGACATTGGTTTGCCGGTCGCCATTGATGCGTAGTTAACAGCGCCGCCATAACGGGCACCCCACCCCGCCGAATTTTCAGCGCCTTTGTCAGAACCTGCAGGGCGCTCAAACCCAACTGTGAACGCTGCGGTTGCTTCGCGTAAACTCTTTGCGTTTTGCAGCGCGCTATAAACACCGCTGTAAGATGTTTTTAATTCGTGGTCGAGAAAGCGAACTTGCCCGTCAATGCTATTTGGATTCAACCCATTTTTGGTTGTCCAATTGACCATGTTATTCCAGCGCTCATTATGCCACTGCGCTATGCCAAAACTCGTTCCGTGGTCTCCTTTAATCGTTGGGTTCAGTCCGGACTCATGGTCCAAATTACCAACGATTGCGGCGGCAGCAGTCGGGTTGTAACCGAGCTGCATAAACTGCTGCATGACATACATGCCGGTGCGGAAATCCTTCGCCATTATTTCGACTCCACCGGAACAGGCGCGGTCGTATTACTCAGCGCATACGGGACTGACTCAGCCCATTGTTGAGCGGTTCTGGCACCGCCGATACCAAGCCTCTGCGCGAGCTGATTACCGAGATATGCCTGTCCTACTCGCGACGCGACAAACGGCCCCGCGCCGAGGGCTGTCGTTGCGCCGAGCGCGCTTCCAACCATGGGCGCCACCGGGCCAAGAACTGGGGACAACAGCGCCCCTACCTTCGCACCGGCTGCGCCGCCAATTCCTACGCCGCCCCCGCCAGAGAGCAGCATCATGGGCGCCGTCCCAGAGTTCGGCATTTTTGCTGCGACTGTTTTGACATTGTCGGCGAGGGTCCCGATGTCGCTGTCCCCTGCACGATACAAATCCCCCTGCTTGCGGGCGGATATGTTGCGAGCGATGTCGGGCGATAAGTATCCTTCAGCGCTTCCTGCCGCCTCTCGCGTCTTCTTCAACGTCGAGTAATTTGAATATTGGCGGTTAAGGTCCGTCCACGCTGTCCTGTCCGCAGGCGTAACCGAGCGCCCCATATTATCCATAAGTGCTTGCCGGATTCCCCCAATTGCTTCTAAAGTCGCAGGGTCATTGCCGAAACGCTTTAAATCCTTTGTCAGGTCGCCATACCAGGTTTGATACTGACCACCCGGCATAATCGGCGGTGCGCCATTAATAGCGTCGACCCAATTCGTTACGACAGGATTTTGATTATGCGGCGCGACGTCGTGGGTGTATGGGCTCACTGCGGCAGAGACATCAGCATCAAGCTGCGGGTCACGAACAAGCTGATTGCGGCTAGTGAGGTTTGTATATCTCTCCTCAAAATTACGCCTCATCGCGGCCCATTCTTCCGGCGTGAAGCGGCCCCATTGGTCTGTAAGCGTATGCCCTGCGGTATTGGCGAACGCCTGGTTAACCTGCCCGCGATGCTCGTCGTTGAAGCGCTGCCACATGCTACCAGAGAACGGCATACTCGCGGAAATCTCTTCGAAATATCGTAACGGTTTACTGCCGGTTCGCTGCCCGGCTGTCAGAGTAATTCCCGCGTCCTCTACTGCGTTCACTGCGTCAGCGATGCGTGGGTTCTGATTAATTGGGGATATTGCTTTCGTAGCGCTCGGCGCGAGTATTGCCGTCGCTGCACGCGCCCAGGGCTCAATCGGCGTGCCAGCAGTCTTCTGACCAACATATTCCGACGCAATACCTGGGAGCGCTGCAAAGCGCGCCATCGCCGGTAAAGACGTCTCACCGCCCGCAATAACAGACGGAATAAACTCGGCGACATTCCCGGCGTATTTTCCCGGCTGTGTCTTTGGCTGGTAATCAATGGTGTCTTTTACGCCCTGCGGAACAAATGCTTTTGTCGTGTTGAGCACGCTGTCGGTTGTTGGCAGACGGTCCTGCGTGCCGCCGAGCGCGTGGTTCAACGCTCCGTATGCAATATCAAAAACACTTTTGTCCGCGGGATTAAACCCCATTTTATGGAGCGCCATGCGGGTGAGAGTTTGTAAGTCCCCAGGGGCGCCAGCTAACGCTGCGGTTCCGCGAGCGAGGCCACGGTTAACGCTGGTTGCAACATCCGTTGCGTAACCCATAGCCCCAGGGCCTTGCGGCGTCGGAAATTTCTTTCGCATAACGCCTTTAACGTCGTCCGGCGACATGCTGTCTGGGAAGCGATACGTAACGCCGTCGGGCCCGCGAACGTCCATTATTCGAAGTCCCCTGTCACTGGGTTATAAGTTTGAATACCCCCGCCCGCTGCAGGCGCGGCAGGCGGTGCGGACGGCGGTGCGTGAAGTTGTGTCCCATCCGCCCGCATGTAGCCATCAATTATTGCCTTTTGGTCAGGCAGGAGCGCGGATATTTGCATCTCAATGTTGCGCGCACGGCTCTCTTGTTTCTGCGCAACGCGCTCCGGAGAGTCACCGGCTGCCGGAAACAAAAACGGAAAGTTTGATGCAAACTCGCTTGGGTTGATACTGGCGCCGGATTCTGTTCGCAGCTTGCCGGTCAAATATTGAAACGCAGCATCAAAGAAATCTTTGTCAGATTGCGTTTGAAGCTGGTCATAAACAAATCCTGCGCCGACGGTTTGATTGCCAAGGGACTTCAAGACGCCTGCAACTGAGCTTGGCGCGTTGGTTCCGTCGAACCGACGTAAACGGGGCTCGGCGTCGACCATGTTCATCACGTTCACTGCAGTTTTTTGCTGCGTATCGTTAGGGGACTGCGGCTTTGGCGTGCCAAGAGTAATTACATTTGGCTGAGGGGCCGCGGTTGGCGCCGGAGCGGGTTGCGGCGCGGGTTGCGGGTCCGCCGGGCCAACAGGGGCAGGCGCGTTACTTGAAACAATCGGAGACACCGGGCCCCTATTTACAAAAGGCGTGTCAGTCTGCGGTGCCTGCGGCTGAACAACTACTGGCGCCCCAGAGTCTTGCTGCGGTGGGGGCGGGGCGCTTTGTGGCTGCGTAGGGGCCGACATCTTAACGCCTGGGAGCGTTGCAAAGCTATGCGTCCCGTCTGAGTTCTGCCAGCCGTGTTGTGTGGCTGGGTCGACATGAGACATCGCAATTTTGTATGCGAGTTTCTCTTGGTCCGTTGCGGTCCCGTTATCAATTTTTGGTTGCAAATTTAGAACAACATTGTCCGGCTTATCTTTACCAAACAGTCCCTGCGACGTTGGGTCGTGCGGCCCTTCTTTCACAGTCTCAACAGCAATCTTCGCGTTCGTCCCCGCCGTATCATTTGGGCCAAGAACTGTCGTCTCTGACGGGGTGCCGCCCGTCAGTGCGAAGTTCGTTCTAAGGTTCTGACTGTCTTGCGGGCCGAACATGATACCCGTCCCGCCCATGCCGTGATTGACGGCGTTCGCGATGTCCGTTGCATTGGCGCCTGCGCGGGTTACGCCGGACAAATAATTCGATATGGCGTCAACAGGAACTGGCGCCGCTGCGCCTGACGGCTGCGTGTTCGTTGGTGTTCCACCGAAACGTGCGCGAACAATATCCGGCAATGCGCCAGCAGCTTGCTCCTTACCGCCGTATTCTTGTTTATTCAGATTTGTGCGTGAATCATTGTAGTCATTGACGTGGCTCATTGAGTCAATGTGCGCGTATTTCTCATCAATCGACGCCTGTAACAATTGTCGCTTCATGTTACCCGCGCCGCCAAAAGCGTCTGCCAATGACTGACCGAGCGACTGCCCAGAATTAAACATCTGGCCGCTGTAATTATTCCCCCAATTGACGCCCATCGTTGGCATGTCAGAAACCTCCCCCGCCCATACCGCTCAATGCGCCGCCAAGTGCGGACAGCCCCATTGCTGCAGGACTTTGACGATAATTTACCTGTTGCGGCGCCACTTGCTTCGCGACGTCATACGCAGCCATCGAGCCTTTTCTGAAGTTGTTAGCCATGTTTATGTCGCTTGCGGACTGACCAAACTCCATCGGAATCATGGTCCCAAGACCACCAAACGAGTCGCCGTATGAACTCATACCCGCGAGCGCTTGAATGCGCTGACGTGAATCCTGCGCAGCGTTATTAAGTCTGCGCGCAAGGTCTGATGTGAAAACAGAGTCGCCGCCTGACTGACCGGTGAGCGCGCCGGGCTGGGAGCCCGCGGTAATACTGCCAGGGGATGCTGTCGGCGCGGAAGATGCTGCGGACGTGCCGCGCATAAGCTCCGGCGCAAGACGCGCTTCTTCTGTCTGCTGCATGGACTTTTGTCCGATACCGCCGACGTTGTTAAGCGTCTTCATGCGAGACGTGTCAGCCTCTATGCGCAGTTTATTCTGGCGGCCGTATTCCATCTGCCGTTGTGCGGCCTGGTAGGCATACCAGTTGTCAATGTTCTGGCGCTGCTGTTGCTGCGCCTTCTGTCTGTTCTGCATCTCGATTAAACCGCTGCCAACTGAAGCACCGGCGCCGAGGAGGGGAGCTGCCATTCCCATCGTATATTACCCCTTAACTAATTATCTTTGAGCGGTCAGAGAATGCGCGACCGCCTGGCGGTGAGCCGCCACCGCCGAACATGCCCATTCCACCGCCGTCGGCGAAAGACTTGATTGCATTGCCACCGCCAACCATTGCTTGCGAAAACATATTCGCGAGCGGGCTATTATCGGGCGGGGCTAATCGAATATTTTGAATGCCGTTAAGCGCAGTCGTCAGACCCATGTCCGGGTCGTTTGTTGCATAAAGTTGCTGCTCTGCTTGGTTCTTTTGGTCAGCAACTCTTGAACGCAGCGTCGCTTTTGCGCTGTCAATTTTCGAGTTCATTCCGGCGACGGCGATGTCGTTTTGTCTGGATAAATCAGCGGCCAATTCTGCAGCGGCCCCAGAGCGCAATGTCCCTGCGTCTGCGAGTCTATAGGTCAAATCTTTCTGAGAGTCCGCATACTGTTTTTGAATTTGCGGCTGGTAATAACTCCGCATGTCGGCGCCATAACGCGCATAAAATGGGTCGTTAGGATTTTGCAAGGATTGAAATTGACGGTCGATTTGGTCTCGACCGGTTCTGATGCGCTGCTGGCGAAGTTCTTCATTCGCCCGCGCATCATTAATCTGCATCATTTGAAACATATCGCCGGCTTGCATTCCGCCGCCACCGCCACTGCCCATTATAGACTCCTACCCATGATGTAGCCGGTCATTCGCATTCCGCCTTTAGCGAGAAGATTACCGAGGCTATTGATATGTTCTGACCCAGAATTAACCGGGGAAATGAACGCACACGCTTGTTCGTCGCGGGCGATGTCGTGCGCCATACGCAGCAGCATGCGGCCGATTAATGTCCGGCGGTATTTCTTCGTCACGAAGAAATGAACGAGAATAGCAAGCGGTTTTTTATAAAATGACGAGTCGTAATAAAATGATATACCGCCGACGATAACGCCGTCGACTTCCGCCAGGACGTGGTGAATAAACCCGTTTTCAATAGCAGTGCGGAGATACTTCTCTGTGCCGTGCTCGCAGAACTCCGCGCCGACCTGGCTCATTTTACTGATAGCAAAAAACTCGCGGCCAAGCTCAACCAACGCCGGGACGTCTTCAACGTCAGCAAGGCGAAAGTTCAATCCATCCGGAACGAGCCGAGTGTCTCTTTTAATGTCTGGGGTAACTGTGTCGAGCATGAGCCGCTTGGAGTTTGCGGCAGGCGCCAATCCCTGCAGAAAGTGGCAGCGCAACGCGCTCTCGACGTATGTTTTCTATCATTTAATCGCTGTCCTGCGCAAGATTGTAATGAATTGCTACGCTCGACAGTTTGGCGGGGGCCGCAGTCTTATTATAAAACCGCAGGCTCAAATGCGTTGAATAGGCGGTCATCTCATGCAACCCCTTATTCCATGTGCTCGTTGAAACAGGGTTCGCCGCATTGCTCGGGGAGATGTGCGCAACAGGCTCTTCTGCGTCCGGCATATCGTAATTGAACGCCGCCGAGACGTCCCAGGAGCCCTCTGCCGTCGCGTCAAATGCAGTGAATACTTTTTCATGCCCGGGCTTTGAGCCGTCATGGAACGGCAGGCGGACCTCAACGCCGCAGTTGTCGTAATCCGTCCCGTTCACGCCGCCAAATAGGTAAAGGTCGTCGCCGGACCGGATGAAGACGCGGTCGCCCGCAACAACGATATTATCAATATCAAAATCCGTCGTGTAGATAGACCAGGCGGTGACGTCTGGGCCGGGAAAGTAACTAAGGACCGCAATCTCTCGCGGAAACGCCAACCAGAACCTGCCGACAACAGGTTCAAGAATTGCGCGGGCGTTATAGTAATGATTCACGCTCCCGTATTTCTCAGGGATGCCGCGGATATATTCATCAATCGGCGAGCCGATGTCGGACACCGCTGCAGAGTTTGAAACATTACGTGCTTTAAGAGAACGTATCCCAGAGCTCGCCAAGAATAAGACGTCACCCGAACCAAAGCCCTGCACGCTCCATGGCGCTCGCGTTCCAGTTGCGCGAAGTATTTGTCCGAGAACATTCTGCTTATAGTCGGATACAACAGTCCAAATTTGACTTGTGTATTCCGACATCAGAACAAGTTTATCGTAATATATTTCACAGCCCGTTAACCTGGAACTGGCGCCCTCTTGCAAAGAAATATTTATATAATTTGCCCCTGCGCGTGACGTATCATTCGGGTCAGTCGCCGCCTCCCATAAGAACGCGTTGTCCGTCGCAGAGAAGCGAAGATATTTATCGCCGACGCAATACATCTTGCTTTTATAAGCACGAAGATGGAGCCCCTTACCTGAGCCCTCCGTCTCAGCGTAATTGCCTTTGTTCGGGTTCTTTTTAGTTGTCCAGGTCCACGTTAAGTCAAGGTTTTGTAGAAGCTGGTCGTTAACAGTGTCTCTTTCGTCTTTATAATAATGCGGGTTCTTTAGTCGCGCTGAAAGTTTCCACTGCTCCCATAACCCTGCCTTACGGACCCATGTCGTGTTATCCGTAGTCCTTAAAAATATATCGCCGTCTGTAGCTGTTGTCGGAAGAGTTGTTCCGCTTGTCTTTGCGATAGGGGCGCGCCCGGTCCACAACACCCAGGCGCTCGTTTGCCACTCATAATAATTATTATCTGTCGTTAATAAAAACGCGGTCCCGTCTTTTACACCGTCCGGCAATTTCGCAACAGTGAAGTCTGGAACGAACGGAACCCAAACTTGATTCTTCGTAACATAATTCTTGTTGTCCGCAGAATTGGTAATCGTGTATTTTTCCATTTGGCTTGATGGAAGATTAGCACCGTTACTGTCCGCATCCCATGTCGCCCAGACTTTACCCTTTACGACATACACGGAACTGCTGCGCGTATCTAAGAATGTATCACCATTTTGAAAATACGTCGGGACTCCCTTACCGACCGGCGTATTTGTTGCGCCGTCCGCAGTGGAAACAATCGTTGCGCCGGTGTCCCCGGTCGGAACGCCCGCGCCCTTATCGCGTGGTTTCCATATGTCCCAATCGCCGTTAAAATTTATAACGTAAATTTTATTGTCTGCGAGATGCTTAAAAGTTGTTCCCTGATACCCACGGCCAGGAATTGCAGAAACAACTTTTGTTGGCGACCAAGACGTCCACGCATTCTGGCGCCAGACATAAATCTGATTGTCAGATGTTTGGAGATATGTCGTCCCGTCAGGAACGCCTGTAGGTAAAACACTGCCGCTCTTTGTATCCGCGGGCGGTGACGGCGTTGGGTCGTATAATGACACATACAACTTACCGTCGAACACTTCATAATCTGAGAGAACTGACGTCGGAGAGTCGTTCGGCAAAACGTGGTATTCAAGCGTAACGTCTGTCGGATGGTCCCCCGCCGGACCAGTTAATAACGGGCATACGGGGTGAGTGTTCTTTGTAAATGCGACAACCTTCTCGCCAATTGCTGCAAGACCAAACGTCCCTTTAAGGTCGGCGACTTTAACGAATGCGCGACGCTTAACAATTTCACCGCCAGGGCTAATCGCAGCGTTGATAAGTTTTGTCAGCGTGCCCGCTGGCGCCGTTAAGATACTCTTACGAACGTCGAGGCCGGATTTAAAATCGTTGATTAAAAAATATGGCATTAGGGCATGTTCCGCCAAGATGGAAAGTATGCGTTGGTGTTCGGGCGCGGGCCGTTGAATGCGCCGAACGTGCTTACTTTATGCTTTGCGCTTACTTTATTTGCGAGTGTCTTTTGCAAATGGCGCTGCGCCTTCTGCAGCTTGTCTTTTGCGTCGTCAGCTTTCGCCCGGGTCAAGAGCTCCGCAGCGACAAAGAGCGTGATGATTGTGGCGTCAAGCGTGCAGCAGTCGTCATCAGAGCACATAGAATTAAGCGGCTTCATCCCCTTTAATCGGATAAAACCCTTTTGCGTTGGGACAGGCCAAATACGGAGAAACTCTTCTGTTTGTGTCTCCCAATATTTTATCGTTGTTCCATGCGCCGCAGTGGTTCCGTAAACTTGATGCGCCTCTTCTGGGATGCCAAATTCTACAACGGACCAACGCTGACCGTCATCAGGCGTCCACAAGACCTCGCGTATCTGGTCGAACTGTAATTCTGCCGGATACATATATTCTGTTTGTCCGACCTGCACAGACGTGTCCCAGCGAACCGTGAGCGTGGGCCACTGAAACGCGGTCCACAACTCCTCCTCGGTTCTCTTTATTAAATGTTTAAGAGTGTCGACGGTGTTTAAACCTTGCGAAGGCGTCAACGCATGGCCGGCTTCCGCACGAACCATTTTCACCAAAGTCCCAAGTGTAACCGTCGTCATTTCTTAATTCCTTATGATGCCGCGAATGGTGTCTTCGTGGCGCTCTTTGCAGCTGGGCGCTGCTCGGGCGGGAGGTCATAACCTGCAGGCTCTTTATCAATTGGATTTTTCCAAAGCGGAATCTGCTCTGGAAGTTTTGCGCCTGCTGCGGTCATCTCAATCTGTGGGTTCTTGCCGGGGTAAACTTCATCGACAACGGGCCCGTAAAGATGACGCAGGCGCTCTTTTTCCTCTTTAGCTGTCTGCTTGACGTCAACGAATGGCACAACATTCTCAACTGCATCATCGCCGTGAATAGCGCGGAGAACTTCAACCTCCGGCCAAGACACCGGATTAAATTCGGCGCGTGGGACCACGTTACGTAAGTCACCCGCAATTTTTACGTCGCATTTACAAAAGTGCATTTCTAATTTCTCCACACTCATTGCACCCCGATAAGACGAGAGAGCCACCGTGGCGGCTCTCTCTTGCTCTCTTCACGCCGGAGTGCGACGCCGTGAAGGAGCTTTTTCGCTATTTAATATCAATAACGAGCGAGCTGTTCAGACGTGTAGGAACAATCTGACCAGTGCTCGTAATTGAGCGATAAATCACAAACTGTGCGGCAGGTCTTGATGGCGTATGGTCTTTACGCCATTCCTGGTCCATAGCGAACAAACGAATTGCGTTCGTATCGAGCCAGTAGCATCTCTTCGACAGATTTAAATCATCGAGAGTCGGGTCATACGTAAAAGTTGTTCCCATGAATTTCATGGAACCCATTGACGCATCCTGGCTGTCTGTGAAGCCCGTTACTGAATACGTGCCGTTAGCGCGGATTTCAGTTTCCATAGCATCCAAGAAAGCGCTCCCGCAGACTGCAAAGTCAGGTTTGCCCCCGAATCTAACAAGCTGGCGTTGTTCAAATTGGAGCACCTGTAAAAGTGCCCCACCTGATGCAGCAGAACTCTGAACTGCGTCGCCACCGCCAGCAGAAAGCGCAGGCGTTGCTGTAACTTTAGCGCCAAACGCTGCAGTTCTTGCACGGTTACGCCAGAAAGCGCTCGTCGCTTGATTTATGCCGCCAACAGTTCCTGTTGATGGGTCAGCTTTAACAATCGCAGCAAGACCCGTAAGCGCTTTCGCGTCTGACGTGCCATCTCCATACGCAAGCGTATTGAAAGAGCGGGCATACTGTTCACCAAGCGCGAAGAGTTTGTCTTGCAACAAATCAACGAGCACAGTGAGCTCACGCTGCGAATGGTTCGACGTGTTTTCGCCGTTCGTATCTTTTACGCTGATACCGTCAATTTTCAGCTCGGTCATCGTCATCGTTAAACCGATGTGATGCTCACGCCATGGAAAATTAGCCCGGAGAATATTTGCGGGCGTAAAAAATCCAACGGTATCATTATGAGTGAATCCTTTGACAACGTCGTTGCCAGAGCCGTCACCAAATTGTCCCTCGATTGCTACGCTTATGTCTGACTTCCCACCTGGGAAAGTTTTTTTCTTGCTCTCTAGTTTGTCCCACAATGGGCGTGACTGAAGAGTCTGACGAAATACATCGCCCTTGTTGAAGTAATAATCTAACGCCGCGTTTGCGATGTTAGCGATTTCACCTGCTGTAAACGCCATAGTTATTTACTCACTATATTTGTTGAGCGTTAAAACTAACGATCAAGCGCCATTTTGACTGCGTCCATCAACGATTTTGGTTGCGGGCGCGATTGCGGAGTTTGTGGATTTGACCGGCCCGGCGTTGGTGTAGTTGCACGCACAGCTGGTTGAAGTCGTCGGAATTGCGCGTTCACTTCGTTGTAGGCTTCCTGCGTTATCTGCAGGGCCTCTTCAACGGACTGAATACGTCCACCACGTTCAAACAGTCGCGCTTGCGCAACGCGTCTAATCGCATCCTGTTTTTTAGCGTAGTCGGGGTCGCTCGCAGCGAGACGTTCTTCAAAAGAACTAACGGAACGCTGCACGTCGTCCTTCACACGATGCACATGCGCGCTTTGTTGTTGTGCGTGCATTTGTCGTGTCTGAACTTCGTAATTGGCGCGCTCGAAGCGCGTTGTTGCAAGTTCGCGAGCCGCTTCGGCTGTCATCTGTCCCTGCGAAACCCTCTGCTGAAGGTCCGACGGTAATACGACTCCGATAACTTCTTGCGCGTGCCGAATTAGCGGCGCAAGGCGGTCATAAAAGCCTTGATAATCTCCACGCTTTACAAGCGTTAAAATATCAAGCGCCTCAACGATGTCTCCAGTATCAAGGCCGTTAGCCTGCTGGAAGTTTGCGAGTTGCTGTCCAATTTCCGCCGGCGCTCTTAACTGCGCGACCTCATCGCGAAGCTCTCTACGCTGACGGAGTAGTTTATTCACTTTCTTACGAACAGCCGCCGTTGCTTCTGGCGGTGCCTGTTCATCGTCAGATGAATCGTCCTGTTCTGTTTCTTCTGAACTCTCGTCCTCTGCCTTAACCTCTCCTTGCTCGTCTGAGGCCGGGGGCGCCTCTTCCGAAGTTTCGCTTGTGACCGTCGGCTCGGGCGTGGGTTCAACCACCTTTAGCACGGCGTCCATCAACGATTCTTTGGACTGTTCCCCTTGTGTCTCAGAGACAGTTGTCTCTGTAGATGGCGTCGATGATTCAACTACCGGAGCGCTGCTCTCGACTGTTGTTGAACTATCGGTTGTATTTTCTGCTTCGGCTTGCACTCTCAGCTCCTGCGTTGTTCGTTTAGCGTTAAAACTAACGAGTTGGACAAATATATACTTTTCAAGTTCAGCGCTATCCTGGCGTTGGGTTCATTGGCGGCGGTTTAGGCGCTGCGGATGATGGCGATGGCGGTGGTGGCTTCGGCGCGTTGTTGGCGCCCTGCGGTCCTTGCGCGCCCGGTAACAATCCTTCCGGCCCAGTTTGCGGAGGACCGGACGCCGCGCCGTTCTGCGCGGTAATACTTGGCATGCCTTCGGCGATGAGCTCATCAATGTCGAGACGGTCGTCAAGACGCTTGATTGCTTCTTTCGCGAGGGCAATCGGATTAATGCCTGGAAGCTGCATCAAAATGGGCGCTAATTTTTCAAACGCCATCAGCTCTTGTTGTTGATTTGGGCGCCCAGAACTTCCCGCTTCAATTTCAAGCGTCAGTTCTCTTGCAACTTCGCCTTTTGTTAACGAAGGCCAAACGGCGCCAGGGCCGCATATTTCCTTTACGGTCTCTTCGCTCACATTCAATAAAAGAATTTGACCTGCAGCGCGTGCAAGCTCTGTAAGCGTTGAATCAATATCATCAATTGCGGAGCCCATAGACGACGCACGCGAGTTTGCAGCGACGCTTGTCTCTGTCGCTGTCTGTCCCGCGGTGCCGCCGAGATTTGCTTCCTGGTCGCCAACACTGCGAAGCATATCTTGAAACACCGGATTAACTTCATACAAATTTGGGTCGACAGGGACGCCAGTAAATGGCTGCAGAACTGTTTTAATATCTTGCTGCGGCTGCAAGCCGCTAATTGAAATAAGCGCGTTAACCGGATGGTTTTTTAACGCGTCTAAATCTTCTTCGGATAATAATCCTTCCGCATACATAATCTTTGGACGATTTGCGAAACGATGTTCGCGAAGCCCTTGGCGTGTTCTATTAAGTTCGAGCTGCATTGGACGAACAAGCGCAACGTCGCTCGTCGGATACACGCGGCCATCCGTTTCGTTAAACGCAACGAGAAAGAACGGCCAAAAACGGTCAGTGTATTCCTGCGGTGACTCCGGTTCGCAAGCAAAGTCTGGGTAGCCATCAATTATTGTGTATTTCAATCCATCTTTCTTCGACCAAACTTCCCAAACAAGACAGCTCTCGCTGTCGCCTTCGGAAATGTGCGCGTCGTCTTTACCGCCGTATGTGACCATGCGAATTGCGCGTTCATAGTCAGTGTTAACATCCTGGCGCGTATATGAAGTGTAATTCGTCCCAACGTCGATTCCGTAAACCTCTTGCACTTCGTTCGGGGACATTATGAACTCTTCCGCAACCCAATCGGCATTGAGGAACGAACGTAATTCAACGCAACGAGGGTCGGGGATTACTGCAGTTGGCTTTGGGTATGTAAGAAGAAGACCTTCGCGAACGACAATCTCCGTCTCTTTCTTTAAGTCCTCAATAAGCAAACGAAGCTGTTCAACTTCCGCCCCATCTGTTTGAACTTCGTTGTCCGCGATGTCGGCGCTGATACGTTCAATAGTCGATAAGCGCTGCTGCATATCCGCTATGCGCGTCTCAACTTCAGCGTTTGGTTCCATCACGCGTTGAAAGCCGAGCTTAATCCAACCAACACCGGACGTCGCAGCGCGTCGAATAACCATCTTCATCATGCTTTTGAACGGCGAGGGCTGCTCGTCAATTTCGTATTGATAGAGGAGCTCCAACGTGCGGGCGATGCGGTCTTGCATCTCCAGCTGCGCTTTCACATTCTTGGCGTCAGTAATAACCGCCTGCGCCTCCATAACAGCGCCCTCATCCGGCATTTGCGGCGGGGGCATTGGCATGGGCGGTGGCGCGCCCATTTCGCCATTTGGACCAGGAGGGGCGGGCGGCGCTTGGCCGGGCATTGGCGCGCCGGTCAACATCGAGGCGCCCATCATCATCATCGCCTGCTGCGCCATCTGCTGCTGCTGCATCGTTTGCTGCGCTTGCTGCAATGACTGCATCGAGCCGTCCCAAACGGTGTTCAATAATTTTGTGCGCTTGCGGCAAATAACTTTTGGGTTCTTTGCGTATAGGGACGCAACTTTCTGCTGAACATGACGCAGCGTAATATTTGCCACATAACGGTCGTCGTATGAATCATTAAACGCGAGAGCTTTTGTTTCGCTCGGCCATTGGTCGCCTGCACAAAAACGCTGGTCGCGCTCCATCTGACGAAATGTTTTGTCCCAATGCTCTTTTCCCGTCTTCACCATTTTCTGCAGTGAATCAACAAGAGCTTTACGCTGCGGCGTCGGCTCGGGGCGGTTGCGCTCAACAACCTCATCTCCAGGCGCGGTCGGATACTCAGACTCAAGGGCCATGGGGTCCATTGGTTCTGAACCGTCTAGAAGCCCTTCCGACATCATCCCCGGGTCGCCAATCATCACCAACCTCCATTGCGAGCGCGTCGGTCGCGCTCTGCGTCCCGCGACTGTTTCTTAATCCACCCCAACGTGTAAGGCGCCGGACCGCGCTCTGCCGCTTTTTGTGGGCGAGCGCGCACCTGTAACGCAAGCCCCAGGCCGATGTAGGCGAGACTGTCGACCGCGTCGTCGTTGGCGCCGAAGGGGAATTTCAAAATCTGGTCGTATAGTTCTGGATACCAAGTCGCGTAGCTGGGGAAATATACTTTACCCATCGCAATGCGCCCGCGCAGCGATTGCGCTCGGGTCTGCTTGTCCTGCACCGGAACAATTTCATCAATGGCGCAAAACGTATTTCGCTCCAACATCCGTTTGCGCAAAAACGGTCCAATTGATTTCGAAATATGCCCGCGCTCCGCAAACCACATCAGCGGCTTGTATTGTTCCATGATGTTAATCATCTTCTCGACAACAACATCAGTTTCCCAGCGGCCCCATTCAATATTATCTATCAGCCAAATATTATCGTCAGCATCAATCCCAACAGTAACAAGACACGTCTTATCTCGGTCTTGCTTCGTTGATACTGCGTGGTCACTGGCGCAGTAGAATCGAAGCTCACTGTTTGGCGGTCTATCGGTCGGACGCGTGTAAACGCGCATTTTATCCGCGCTGAAAAAGTTTCCTTTTTCTGGCGTTGGGCTGCCTTGATAGAGCGCCTGGAACCCGCGGCCATCTGCTTCGCGGAGCTCATGCAAATACGTCACCGGAAAACGCTCCGGCCAGAGAGCCTCACCGACTTTCCTACCGAGAACGTCATTTTCTTTTGCAAGCGCTGGTAAATCAATGAGGCGCCACTTCTTCGCTTCCGCTGCAGAATAGCAAGCGTTCATCGGGTCGGTAATACGACCGACGAGGTCATCTTCATGCCATCGAGTCTGGATAATAATTATGGCGCCTGTTGCAGTCATTAAGCGCGTCTTCAATACTTGATTATACCAAGACCAAAGTTTTTCACGCTTTGTCGGACTGTCCGCGTCTTCACGACTCTTAATAGGGTCGTCGACAAGTATGATGCTCGAACCTCTTCCGGTCAAAGAACCGCCAACGCCTGCAAGAAATAATTTCCCACCCTGCTCTGTTTCGAGTCGGTCAACAGATGCAGAGCCTGCTTTTAATTTTACGTCAGGAAATATCTGCGAATATACCGGGTCATTTATTAAGGCGCGGCAATCTCTACCGAAGTCCCAACTCATCGACTCGTTATACGTTGCAAGAATAACTGAATTGCGTGGATTTCTGCCTAAATACCACGTCGGAAAAAGACGTGAGGTTAATTGCGATTTACCGTGACGCGGGCCGAGATTAACAATTAATCTTTTAATTTTACCCTTCTCGACTTCTTCAAGCGCTGCTGCAATTACGCGGTGATGCTTTGCGACTTGATATTCGCTTTTGTCAGGATTTTCATGGTCGTCTTGCCTCGGCATCATTAACTTAGCGAAAGACAGCATGTCATCTTTCGCCAGCAAAGCGGCTTTGCGGCGTTTCAATGCAAGCAAATATCTCTGTTCGTCAGCGTTCAAAGAATGCCTTCCTTGTATGCGGAACAGCTTCGCCGTTAACGACATCATGCGTAAACGCGCTAACCCAACCCTCAACATATGAAAGGCCAGGATAATGCGCGAGGTTAAGGGGTAGTTCTTCCTCGCTGCAATCCAGCTGCAAAATAACTTCGCCAGTGTCAGGCTTATAAAGCGTGTAGTGTGGCATTAGCGCATAGCTCCATGAACGACGAGCGAGAT